TGAAACCGTCTGCTGTAACCCAAGAGGAGCGAGGCGGCATGAACTTAAGTCCTGCAATCTCACCCTTGTTCTCGTAAAGATAGCCCTCTCCTACACAAGAAGTACACTTCGTAGGCTTGGCCCACCTCTCTCCATTCTTTTTAGTCTTGTATGTTTTGCCAGCACCCCTGCATGTACCGCACTGAATAGCTTTCTTTTTGTACACAACATCAGACAAACGAGATACAGTACGGCGATAGTCTTGTGCAGACATACGTTCACCATACTCATCAGCCCAAAGCTTTTTATCTTTAGGGACACGTGAGTAGACTAGGCTTGACAACTGAGCAGGGCTGTTGAGGTTGATAGGGTAGTCACCCATAAGCTCTTGAGCTTGCTCTTGTAGCTCTTGTCGTAGGGTAGCCTGCTCTGTCTCGTACTCCAGACGAACTGCTGCAAGAGCCTCACGGTCAACAGCAAAGCCCCGTTGATTCATACGGGCAAGACATGCAGTAACCTTGTTGCTCAGGTTAATGGTGGGTCGCAGAGCGGAGTACTCTGCACTAGTAAGTGCGTCAGTCTGAACCTGCTTTAGATGATACGTAGCACGTAGATCGTCGATCAGGTAATCAGATAACTCAGCATGAGGTACTTCGTCAACAGAAACCCCGTCAGCTAGATACTTCTTAAGTGTGTCTTGCTTCTTGACTGTAAGATTGTGGCGCTCAGAACAAGCGTCTAGAGACACGGCGTCCTTGACACCTTGTAGCATTACATACTCAGCTACCATCGTATCGTAGATAGGACCATCGTACTCGAACCCGCACTCCCACAACCACACAAGATCATGGACTAGATTATGTCCAACAAGACACGTACAATTTCCCAGAATAGACTTAAGCTCAGAAACATCATCAGGGTCTTTCTCTGTGTGGTTAATAGTAAAGACTTTAGAATCATTGTCCCCTAAAAGAACACCCACCATAACGAGTGTGTTGGTGGGTTCAAAAGGGTCAAAGTGTTTCTTGCCGTCTCGTTCAGTTACGGTATTCTCTACGTCAAGAACTACCTGCATTAGTTGGGTATCCTACTTTAGGGTTATTGGTTAGTCTTTTCCGGCTGAACAAACTCAGTAATGTAGGGCATGACTTTCGCAACTTCCATTGCACACATACGTGCCAACTCTCTATGCTCAGCCTGCGTTGATGGATCAGTACGCAGATCAATATAATGTATCCAACTACGAATACTACCTTTCATGTATAGTCGGGTACGAGTCAGGCCTTCAGGAAGAACTGAGCGCATAAGCTCTTTAGCTATACCTTTCTTAAGACCAGAATCATAAATTTCAAATACCAAATCATTAACTTGTTTTTGTGAGTTCAACCACCAAGCCCTTAGAGTTGCATCCGTAGTAGGTATGCTACTTTGTCTGTTGGTTGTGTCTTGCAGTCTTGTGTCAACCCAATCTGTACTTCCCGTTTCTGTAGCTGCATACCGCTGGGAAAATTCCTGAAACGAAAATGACCTATGTCGAATCAACTGGCGTGAGATTGCACGAGTAGTAGTAATGTCTAAGCAACAATCAACCATCTCAAAGGGCGACCAATGACGGTGGTTGATGAGGTACTGGATTAACTTATCGTTTTTAAGATGGTTAGAAGAAGATGTAGGATTGGACACACGAGCGTAGTATGCTATTTGATCTAGCAAACTAGGGCCTGTCTTTGTCTCGTTCATGCTTTTACTTGAGCCGACTAACGTAACTTGGTTCATACTAATTCTTTCTGTGATCTATAGATACGGCGTACAATATATACAATATAAAAACAATAAAGCAGAACAGCCCTATTGTTGCCAGCACAGCCTGCAAAAATGTAATCATATATGTTCGCCCCGTTCATACATATCTTTTAAGTCTTGTACAAAGAACTCCATCTTATTTAGCTCATACATAACATCAACCCCTTCCTTTTCTCCCAACCTATAACAAGCTTTGAACACATCTCCTCTAGACTTAGACATATTCTTATGTGAGATCATATGACGCAGTTCTGTTGCGTGTTCTGGGATTCGATAGTAAGCGGTACTACCTCCATCGCTACGAGTTTTAACTCTGTCTTTAGGAGCAGGTTCTATATCAACGCCGAACTCCTTAGCCAACCTTCGTTTCTCCTCTCCTTCCTCCATCATCTGTATTTCTTTTGTTACTTCGTACCAAGCTGACATTGTTAAATATCTCCTTTGTCTAGAGTCTTCCAAAGACGAACATAAAAAGACTTTCCCATATTATCTATATGTTCTTGAGGGCATCCATTGTTAGCTACCCATTCAAACAAACCTTCAGGGATAAAGATATTATCGTAGGGTATTACTTTGGGAAACCCGTACTTCCATCCCAATGGTATGTCTATGTAGTAAGGCATTAAGGACGCATAACCCCAAACTTTAGTAGGTTACTAGACGAATTGTAGATGTCGTCGTTACGACGTAACCAACCCTTACCATAGATATCAAAGGTGGAAAGCTGTTTGTAAAAATATTCTCTGTTTACATACAACTGGTCGAGGAGGTTTAGCGTTTTACTTTTGTCTGCACTAGGATACCGTTCCTCTACTAGCTTAAGTGTTTGAGGTCCGATGTGTCCGTCATCCGCTGCACCAACCATGCGTTGAAGGGATATAGCTGAACGCGCAACACCAGAGTTAACTGCATAATCAAAAAGAAAAACATCTACACCGTCTGGTAGTTGATTAGCACTCAGTTTATCCCAATAGTCACGGGTGTAAATTTTCTCTGCTTGTTCAAGTGTAAGGTTCTCGATATCATAATCAGGATAGGACATAGCACTAACACCATACTTTGTACCCTTTAGTTCTCCCTCTCCAATGACACCTGTTGTCCAGTTACCACGATCTCGTTTATCATTTCCATAGCCACCTTCATGGCCTACGGTTAGTTCAAAAGCTTTTTTAAAATTATACATCCATTTTCTCCGACACCATAAACACAACACTGTCCCATGTTACATGGGTAAAATGACCAGCGCTATTCTGAATCTGTACACCATCTGCCGTATAAACAATACCGACTACATTGTCTACAACAATAAATGGAGGCCCAGAGTTTTTCTCTGCTTCGACACCGCGCAACCCAACTCGAACACGAAGCACATCAGTTTCATGTTGTGTAATAAGCTTGGGCTGAGTAGGGCGACCTCGCTGTTTAGCAGCTTCTTCTTTAGTAAAAGGCATTTAGTTCTCCTTGTGTTTGTGTTGTAGTTTTACGCGGTGTATCTACCGCTTCGCCAATCTAGATCACAGTGTACTATACCGTGCCACCCAGTCAACTTATTTTTTACGATGTTGATGTGACGTTGTGTATCATCTTCTTCTTGCCCTTCAACAGTAGGGTTCTTAGCAATGAGAGCCATCAGATCAGCCTCTGCTGCCTTGCCTGTCTTGCTACCCTCCATCATAGCTTGATTGAGAACGACACGGCCTTCTGCTTCAGCAGATAGCTGCGACATATACATAACGGCACAGTCATAGTATTTAGCTATCTGTCTTGCGTAAACAGCATTGGCACCCAGCACCAAGTCAGGACGAGCAGGGTTGCCCTTCATAGAAGCGAACTTATCTCCCATGTCAAGCACAAGAATGTCAGGGTTAACGTTCTTACAGAGGGACTCAACCCACGCCATGTCCTTGCCTGTTGTGTCTTTGATAAAGATGTTCTTCTCTTTTTCCTTCCACTTAGCTAGTGCATATCTTTTGCTTTCAGCAATCTGGTCTATGTGCATATCCATTGTTGCACTAAGGTACCGTGCAGTAACACGGTGAGCGCTCTCTTCGTTACAAAGGACCACACACTTAGCACCTTGCTCGGCGAAGCCGTCAGCACCGGCTACAAGAGAGGCGTGGAAGCTTGTCTTACCTGTGTTGGGACGAGCGCCTACCTCAATGAGATGACCACCACTGATGCCTGAAACCTTACGTGTAAGAGACGGGATGTTGAATACCCAACGTGCTTCTTGAGAGTTCTTTTCTAAGATATAATCAAGTGACATATTCTCCCACTCGATGTCAGTCTGTGGTAGAAAGTTGTCTTGGTGGTTGTCCAGTAGCCTACGAAGAGGTTCGAGACTATTCTGTGTACCGTTTACATAATCAAATCCTAAGTTAGCAATCTCTTCTCCCAACACCTGTTGGAATAATTTACTGAACACATCACGTGCTACATCCACACCTAACTCTGACTGCTTTTTAATCTGTAGAAACATACTCTCATATGCTGTTTTCTGTGATGTACTAAGAGAAGGGTTATCAACAAGGAAGATTGCCTGTATTTCATCAGGCGTTACGTTCCTGTCATAAGAAGAAATAGCTTTGTCAATAGCAGCTTTGATTTTCTTTCCGTCAGATGTAAAGAGGGAGTCAGGACACTTAGCCCCACGTGTAGAAGAGTAGAACTCTTTGTTCATAAGAGATCGTAACAGGGCTAGTTCCATAGCATATTCTCCAATGCCGCAAGGTCGGAAGGGTGTTTGTATTTCAGGTCATCTGTGGTACGTAGAACCTTTACGTCAGGCACTACCTTACGTAGTTGGTTTGCTATCTTGAGTGTCTTAGGTAGAGCATCGGGGTCGAGGCAGATAACAATACGATCTAACAATGGCATGTAACGTATGTGATCCTCCGATAGCGAGGTGCCTAAGACAGAGATACCTATAACGTTGCCTCGCCCTACAGTATAGGCACTGATGCAGTCCTCTACCAGTACACCTATCATACCATTACCGTATGTGTAGGGTACACCAGAGCTAGCGTAACGCAACCACTTTGGTTTCCTATGCTGGCTAATCGCGCGCCCTGCTGCATCCACCATAAGACCTTTGTAAGTGATCGGAAACACTGCTCTGTGTTGCCTAACATCGTACAAAACATCCTTGATGTCAACGTCCCATTTGTCGCACCAGCTACGCAGAGTATCAGGTTGCTGTTTGACTACGTAGTCAGGCATATCAAAAGGCTCTGGCCCCGTAGACTTAGACATAACAGGGTTGAGTAGACGCTTGATGTGGGTAGCTGGTAGCGACGTAGTGTCGCGTCCCTTTATGCCGCACCCTGCCTTGTAGCAGTTCCATACAAGCTCCCCCTGTAAGTTGCTGGCGGTAAACGTACCACGCCCATTACATTTAGGGCAGTTCATGCGCTTAGTTGTATCAGGCTTTAGCCCTAGCGCAACCACAAAGTCTTTCATCATCATACCATTGAC